ATACTATTTGCCACAGTCCTATCACCATGACCGATCTATACAAGATGATTCCCGCCGATAGTGAGCTGTGTTATTTGGGTCGAAGGGGCAAATATTCAGAGTGCGGTCTATATGCTATGAATCTACGATCACCTAACATCCAACTTTTTCTCAAAGAATTTCAACGAGTCTATGATCAAGCCGAACAGGGAATTTTTCAACTAGAAGAATGGCATGATAGTTTTGTTTTCGATGCAGTCCGAGTAAAATTTCCACAGATGCGCCAACTAGATTGGGCTGCACACCTACACGATATCCGACCTAGCGCCGGAAACAGCACAGGTGAGGGGCATCCATTAATTAACAGCGAGTGGGGTGCATGGCTAGATCATCTCAAAGGTGGTAGAAAGAAACTAGGTCGAAGCAAGCCTGAAGATTTAAAAGTTATTAGAACTGAGGCATATTGGCAATGACTAATTTCATATCTCTAGAAGGCGCAGAGTATGGAGTTAAAGAATTTACTCTCGGTAGTGGAGGAAAATTTGTTACCGGAGAAGAAATGTATGCAAACACCACAATGCCTATGTGTTGGGCGTCTTTCTTTAAACCTCTAAAGTTAGAAATATGTAAAAATTATAATTTAAAATTTTATAATTTAGATAGTGGTTATTTTGGCAACAATAAACGAAAAACAATTTTTAGAGTAAGCGTTAATAATTTTCAAAATGTCAATGCTATCATAGAAAGACCCGCGGATAGATGGGAACAACTGAACATAGATCAGTATTCTTTTAAACAAGGATCTAAAATTGTTATTGTGCCGCCTGATAGAAAAATAGTCCATACTCTTAGGCTGGGATCAGAAGACCAGTGGATCGATGAAACTATTCTTAAAATAAAAAAGTTTACAGATCGTGAGATTAAAGTAAGAAAACGGCCCGAATCTAGAGCCGATAGAATAGTGTCAAATACTTTTAAAGATTTTATCAAAGATGATACTTTCTGTGTGGTGGGGTATTCTTCTAATGCACTAGTTGAAGCAGCGATGCACGACATACCAGTAATAGCATTAGGAGATTCTGCTACTAAAAGCCTTTATAACTATCAATTACAGGACATTGAAAAAATAAAACCTGCGTATCTCAGTGATAAGCAGGCTTGGTTAAATCATTTGGCCTATTCTCAGTTTACTAGAGAAGAATTACTTTCCGGGCTAGCTTGGGAACTGATTAATTGATTTATTTTTATCCAAATCGTGCTGCATACGGTCCAGGGCCGAGATATCTGCCAAACTGGTTGGTATCAGCAGGCTTGTTATGCCCGGACTTAGGAGCCCATAAAAATACTCGTTTGCTTTTGGTATAAATGGTTTCGTAGTTTAGATTCTGCATAAATTCGCAACAGACATCTATGTCTTGATTTACTTCAAATATAACCCACGGCTGTTGTTGTTTGATAATTTGTTCAGCACCACGCAACACTTCTAATTCCCAGCCTTGAACATCAATTTTTATGAGATCAACATCCGTTAGCTGCTCGTCATCTAATCTAACTACCGGGACGGTATAACTGGAATCTATCCCAGGCCTACAGAGCTTGCCATCTCCGCAATTTTTGCCGGCCTGATGAAAATCAGCCTCACCCTGAAAATCAGCCACTGCTTTGGTTCTGATTTCAATATTATCTTTTACATTGGCCTGTAGACACTCTATGTTCTGTTTAGACGGCTCGTAGCCGATGATCTTTGAAAATTTTCCAATCATAGAAAAACTCCATATGCCCACATTTGCCCCTACATCAATAAAGGTTCGTTTATTAGGTAAATGTTCTAGAATCTGTTCTCGATATCTTCCCTCATACGACGGCAAGGATTTGTCACTGTCGTTTTCCAGAACTCTGGTTATTTTTTGATCATCGTCGGGAACATACCAACCGTTATGCAGTAATCTCATATATACCTCTTAAAAAAATTCCAGGCATCGCCCGAACGTAATTCTTCAAAATTCCAATGGCACATGGATATTCTTTCAATCCATGCTTGTCTATCCGGCATCTCGGGATTTTCTAATCGACTTAGATCTGTATTTGCTATTTTATAACTTTGACTTCTTTGTGGATTAGGATCTGTAACAAACGCCGGAATACCTTCTATAATACTAGCTATGCTGGGACTGCTGTTATATACCACAGTGGCCCAGGCATTTCTTAAATCGTCACTTAATCTTTCGTTAACACTTAGATGCACACCCTTGCCGTAAATTTTTAAAATTGATTTAATTTTTTTATCTCCGGGATGTGTTCGAACAACAATTTGACGTTTTCTGCTATGCTGCCTAATTTGTGTAATAGTTTGGTCTAACCATGTTTGAACACTTAGCCCACCCATACTCCATCCGCCGTGTCTCTGTAGGCAAATCAGTATGTGCTCTCCTTGTGCTCTCCACGGTTTTAAACTGATATTTAAATCTCGGCTTATCTTGAACCAACGAGTAGGATCAATATCTCGATCAAAATAAAATCCTGTTGTTGGAAACACTCCGTCGAAACTGTATCTTAGATAGGTTTTAGTATTATTTGGATCTGCGTATAGAAAAAGATTGCTATCTACTATAAGGCTTCGCCGATTGTTTTTCTTTTGTAAATCTACAGCATCCTGTCTTAATTGTAGATGAGGTGCAGATTTACCATGTTCGTGAACAAATCCTTGTATCAATGCAACATCGCAAGACACCGCATTCATTCCTTGATGAGCTATAGCAGTATCACCTACCATGCGTACTCCGGCTAAAAAATTATCCAAGATCTGTGGTTTTTCTGGATTTTTATTAGTTGGGGGTATCCCAGCATAGTAAGCCACTGCTGTTAGATTAGACACCGTGATGCTTCCTTATAATATCTAGAGCAGTGCCGTCCATTAATTCGTCAAAGGTAAATTGACAATAGCTGAGCCATGCTAGCCAGTCTCCCAGTGGTCCGTAATATAAATTGTTAACATCACTTAGGCTACTCTTGGTTACTGGATTACTCACATGTCTGTTCAAGGTAATAGCAGGAATACCAGCCCAGATAGATTCCACAGCACTATTGGAATTGATGCTAACAGTACAGTAATAATCGCCAGTTGCTAGTTGTTGATACAGGCTGGTTCTAGTTTTTTTATTTGTTTTCGATCTAAATTCAATAGGGCGATCTGTGTATTTTTTTAATTCATCGGCCACTTGCTTCCCCCAAGATTTCGCCTCCACATGCATTATACCAGCAGCAAATTCACCAGGTTCGACGATTAAAATTTTAGAACCATTCCGTCGCCACGGTTGAGGAAAATTTGGAAAAATACATAATCGATCTGCAGGCGCTACAAAATTTTGATTGAAATGTAAATGATTTCTCACTAATCTGTGCCACTTCTTATTAGCTTCTATAAAATTAGTATATCCACTATCAATGAACCAAAAAGGTAGATTATGATCTATTTTATCTACAATGATATGTTCATTGCCTACTGTGTTCCGTAATAGACAGTCTTCTATGCTGTTCGAAAAATCTCTACGCCGAATCATCGTTGCTGTTGGATCAATTTGTTGCCCAACGGTTTTGATAAAATATTGTTGATCACTATTCATATAGGCGTCAATGATATTTTCGGCACCTAATTTTTCTATCACATATTCAGCCTGTTTATGTATTTGGCTGAAATAATTTTTTTTGTAATTTTCTAAAACTGTGTTAACTTTACTACGCCATTCTATGACATCTGCAGAGATTCCCCTCACTAGTTTTTCTTTAAACTTATCACGGAATTTTTCAATATCAAATTTATGATGATCTCTTTTTTCAATGATAAACAGTATAGCTTCTGCAGTTTTACGCTCATTCAACTCAATATGTGCGCAATGATCTTTTAGATCTATGAGACTGATAAGATAGTGTGCGAGTTCTTTGTCGTTTACTAGTAATTTCATTGATTTAATATTTTCCATGCTGTGCCGTTGACAATTTCTTCGGATGTGAATTGACCGTAGGCGAGACTACGGCAGTGTTTTGATATCAAATCTTCGTCGGGATAATAAGGTGTAGTAATTTTTGTAAGATCAGTTAATGCTAAGGGAGATGCTGCACACGGCACAGTAACAAACGCCGGTACACCGTATATTACTGATTCTAATGCTGCAATACTGTTAAATGCCACTGTAGCAAATACTCCTTCGTCTAGAGCATCGAATATTGAATGATGCTGGCGAGCTGATCTACTGCCTTTTTCTCGAATTATAATTTCCATGTCTGTATGTTTTTTAATAGTTTCTATAGTTTTTATTAGCCAGGGTTTTTCACCGTTAACGTATGGATCCACATCATAGCCATAGAACACACATGATTTTCTGTTCGGTACAATTATTAAAATTTTTCTGCCTTTTTTCTTCCAATCTTTCCATTGGTATCGAGGATCAATTTTGCAAATTTCTTGCCATCGATCGCTGGAGTGTTTTTCTAGCCAGTGTTTTTGCAAATCATTTTTAACTATTCTGTGGAACAGTTTTCTTCCACCGGGATTGCCAGGACTTATAAAATTTCCAAAATATCCTGTATCTATATAATAGAAATCTTTTTTATCTTGCCAATGCTGATGTATCTGTTTTCTTTTAACGACACCTCTAAAAATTGAGGGCTTTTCTCCCGGTATCGATTGGCCAAATAATAAATCATCCATTCAGTAACATCTCCATGGCTTTGCCGTTTCTTAATTCTGAGTTATGAAATTGACCATAAGCTAAATGGCAGGCCCATGCATATAATTTATCTTGATCAGGATAGTAAGGTTCGTTTATTTTAGATAGATCTTGCAGACTAACAGGTGAAGCTGCATTAGCTGGTGCTAGAGTGAATGCAGGTATTCCTTGGAATACAGCTTCTGTGGCTGCTACACTATTAAATGTGACTAAGGCAAATACATCGTCATTGAGAGCTTGTTCTAATGTGTCGTTGACAGTTCTATCTAATCTTTTAGGTGCTCGCTCTCTAACTACCACGGGCCTATCTGTGAATTGTTTTATTTTGTTAACCGTATGCTCTAACCAGATGTCTAGATCATAGTCATAGAAACGCATGGGCTTTTCATCTGGCTTGGCTACTAATATCTTTCTGCCATCTTTCTTCCAAGGTTGAAACGTTTTGTTAAAATGTTTAAACCTATCATCTTTTCTTGGAACGATTTCACCGTGTTGTAGATTGTTCTTTACTATGCGATGCCAATATTTCCAACCGTTGGGATTTGAATCAGTTCTTTCGTTACCAAAATATCCTGTATCCATATAGTAAAAAGTTCTAGCATCTTCCCAACACTGATGCATCCACTTTTTCTTAAGGATGCCTCTTAATACTATAGGATCGGTGCTATCGTTGTAATTAAAATCTTCAGTTGAGGTCGTCTTAGTGTTGCATCCTTGTGCGAACATGTTGATGTATGGGTCTTTCCCATCCTTACTTAAAAAGATCATAAGCCGTGCTGTAGACAATAATCTACATAAATTTTTTCTCTATGCCACTCGTCGGCAAAATCTCCTTGGTCTGAAAATTCATGAAAGCAGGGGGTTCCTAGAGTATAGTGAACTAATTTTGCTGCGGGGTTCCACTCATATTCAATGTCTAACCAATTCCATTCTACTGGAAGTTCTCCAACTAGATCTTCAGTAAGCCAGGTAAATCTATGCACCTGTGCACCTGTGGCATTTTGTATAAACTCCGGAGTGACTACAGCATTGGCAGGGTGTCCACAGTTCCAAAGAATCACGCTTGACCAATTTTTACAGGGATAATCTTCATTTTTAGAACCGAGATATTTTTCAGTCATTTTAGTTTTATAGTCATGCTTGACAACCATAACTGCTTTTGATTCGTCTCGCAATGCCCACAGCTTCTCGATATCATCACGCAACAACATGTCACCGTCTATGAATATTGCCCAACCTTTGTATTCCATGAGATGTGGAACAAGGAAACGACTGTAGATAAAATGATTACTACCGTCAGTGTGTTTCTCTTCGTAGTCTTTTAGTATATTCAATGCCAGCGGATTAATACTCACTGGATGACTAGAATGCCTAATGATACTATTTGTGCATACGTGATATGCTATGGCTTCACGGGGGTCATACCCGATAAAAATTGGAATCATTTTCTTTCGATGTCCTCTTCAATACATTGTTCACCATATTGTATCTCTACAATTTTTAATGGGTGTTCGTAGGGATTGGTCAATTGATGCCACTCTCGAACTGCAACATGCAACTGATTGTGTTTATCTAACAGTGCAGGCGGTAGTTCAAAATCTAATGGGGTTGCTCTGTTAACGGTAGCTTGCCCTTCGCTGACAATCCAATATTCAGCACGTAGGTTATGGCGCTGCATTGATAAACTACATCCGGGATTTACAGTTAATTCTTTGACTTTCATACCGGGAACTTCGTGTAATACACGATAGTAACCCCACGGCCGTTCAGTTTTAGGAGCCTTCCATTCTTGGAGTATCCACGAACTAGAATTCATTTTATTTTCACCACCAACACCAAATACAAATGTTAAGTTGGAATCTGTAACATCCATTTCTGGAATATTATCTTTGGTTCTATCACCGCCATTGGCAAATATCAGTTCAGCATCGGGATAATGTGCTCGCACTTGTTGAATAAAATGTTTTGCTGATCCGTCATCGTCATTAAAGGTATAAACTTCGTCGACCATCGATAGATTATTGATGATACAGAGTCGTTCGTTCCACGGCATAAAGGCCGCGCCTTTTTTACGGACAAGCCAATCGTCAGAATTTAATCCAACAATTAACATGTCTCCTAGAGTTTTTGCAGCTTTGAAGTAGGCAATGTGCCCGGAATGTAGGGGATCAAATCCACCAGTAATTAAAACGATTTTCATGCAGATATTTATCTGCGTATATTATCTAGCATTTAAAGACTGGCGTCTTCTAGTCCAGATACTCGTAGTTTAACAATGTTGCTGAGATGCCATTGTTTTTGGTCAAGTGCTTTGATAATGCCCAGCCATTTGTTGCGTAGAAGAGCGAAATCGTTGATAATTTTTTCAAAGTCTACAACGTCAGCTTCACCTTCAACGAACTTTTCACAGTCCCTTGAAGATAAAGCTCGTTGATAATTTTCGAGATACTTGCGAAAATGTTGACTGCGAAGTCTACGAAGTTCAATATTTAAGTATTCAAGGATACCTTCAATTTCTTGAAGTTGATTAAAGCGTTCTTCCACAATGCCGGGCATCTGCGAACTTGCCTTCTCGATGTTACCCGCTATGCGGACATCTTGTTTTGCTTCGATTAACTCAGCTTCATAATAGGCCGCAGCATCTGGAATGTTGCTTATATCTTTACTAACCTTGTCGTACCAATTCATTTATTCCTCTTCGTCGTAGCTGTCTACATCTTCTTCGATCTCTTCACCGTCGATGGCGTATGTGATAGCTTCGTCAAGAAAAGGATCTACTCCTTGCAAACTGTCTAACACACTTTCTTTGATACCGTAGTCAAGCAATGTGTTTACAAAATCAGTGGCCACATCCGGTCTTTGTTTTTCAGGAATATGTCCAATTACCACATGCCATAGGTCAGCAATTAAATCTTCTTTCATTGAGATTCCTCCAAGTCTGGTTCAACTGTAGTAGTTATCTCAGATGTGGAAATTTCACCATGTTTGGAAATATCTTCCATGGCAATGTCTAGGCCGTCTTTCTCATTACGTTCCCAAGCCTTGCGGAACTGCTTGATGATCTCGCCGTCTTTGGTAGTGTAGACAAGGCTGTTACCTTCTTTCTTGAGCATGCCTTTGGCTTCGAACAGGTCGACTAATCCACTATATGGACTCATACCTGTTTCATAAGGAATCTCGACCTGCACACTTTCAAACGGCTTTGCATAACGAGTTTTCATGATCTTACAAGCAGCACGAATACCTTGCACAGTTGTGGTCTTGTTGCCATCAGCATCGAGTTTCAGTTTCAATTTACGCATGGCAACCACGATTGAACTGGCGTAGATAAAACCTTGACCGCCACTGATCTTGTCGTCTGGATCAAACATGTCTTGGCTTGCGTATGTGTGATTGGTTGCGACTAGACCAATACCTAGACTACCAAACATGTTTACACAATTACGAACCAGTGCTGTGAGTGCTTTAGGTTTACGGCCCATGTCACCTTTGAGATCCCCGGCTTGAAACTGGTTAACATCAGTGGGAGTCAGTAACATTCCAAGACTGTCAATGATGAACAATACTTTAGGACGCTCGTCTTCTGGCATTGTCTTGTATTCTGCAACAAATTCTGTAATAGTTTTTGCCACATCGTCAATCATGGCCATGTTAAGTTTCAACAACTTATCTGGACTTGTATCAACTTCAAGTGCGTGTAACCATTTCTCGTCAAGCGCATTTTCTGTATCAATCAAGATCGGAAAGATACCTTGTGCTTGTGCATTCTTAACTAGATTGCCTGAACAGATAAAACTCTTACCTGCGCCACTTTCGCCTGCAAATACTGTAACTTTACCTAGCGGAATACCACGTTTAAAGTCTCCGCTAATAAGATAATTTAATGCATAGTTGTTTGTACTGACCCAATCAGTTGGGTCGTTAAAGCCAATACTTAAACCGTCAATAGATTTAGTAATTGACTTTCTAAATTTAGAAATATCAAATGCTTTTGCCATATTAATTGTCCAGGTCCATTGCGTTGTATTCTTTGATTAACGCAATTAATTCTTCTTCTGTGTTGCAGACTGTTTTAGAATTCTTCCAATCTTCTTTTTTGTCTCGTCCACCGATCTCTACCATCCAAGCGTTGTCATAGCGATTGATAGTAATCGATTCATTTACTTTTGATAATTTAGTTAGTTTTGCCATATTTTTCTCCAGAGATATGAAAGAGAGTGCGAGGCTTGCTCGCACTACTCTAGTTTAGTCTTATTACTTTTGACGATTGCGAATCATGGCAAGAATGTCTTGCGCACGACTAGCAGATTCTGTTGAAGCTGCCGGAGCGGCTGCTGGAGCGGCCTTAACTACAGGAGCTGGTTCGTCATCTGCATCTGCAATAGGAGCAGCAACAGCCGTTGGTCTATTAGGATCACCAGTGGCTTGGCTCATGCCTGCTGGTTTAAAATATTGTCCCCAACGTTCCATGTCATAGGCTTCACCATCTACAGAAGCTTCAAACATTTCTTTCATAACTTTAAGTTCAACATCAGTGGGTTTCTTTGGTAAGAATCCGCTGAGATCAAAAAGACCATGTGACTCTACTGCTGCGGTTTCTACATCAGTCAATGAACGCTCACGACGGCTCCACTTTGAAGTAGAGTAGTCAGCAAAACCACCTTTTGATGTCTTGGCAATACGGAAGTCCAGACCTTTCAAGTAGTCTGTTGGCAACTCATCCAATTCTGGATCCATCAATGCTGAACGGATAATAGCATAGATCTGAGGACCGATAATGAATCTACGGATAGGATTGTCTGGAAGTTTATCTTCCTTGAGCGGATCTTCAACAACAAATCCTTGGAAAATGTATGAACGCTTTTTCCAATACTTACGACCCATTTCTTCTAGTGATTTGTCTTTGAACCAACCACGCACTTCCGATAGGATCGGGCATGCTGTGCCGTCGTTATACATTTCCACACAGGGAACCTGTACCTGCACTGCTCTGCTATCTGTTTCACCTTTGATACCTGCGAACGGCAATTTGATCATTGCACGTTCTACCCAGAAAAATGTGTTGTTGGGATTACCGTCAGGTAAGAAACGTACGACAGCTTCTTTGCCTTCTTGCATGTTCCAGTGTGGGTAAATTGCGTTGTCTCCACCGCCGGTGGATTGTCCTGTGGACTTTGATTGTGCTTCTTGAAGTTTCGCACGGATTTCTGATAATGTTGCCATTTTAAATGCCTCCTTGTGTTATGCCTAAAATGTTTATATGCCTTATGCACATGTTTTATTATGCGCTTTTTATTTATCAAGGTCAATGATTATCTGCGTATTTTTTGATATTGTTTTGCCAA